TAGCCCAACGGAACTTAGCTACCTCGATGGCGTGACATCCGCCATCCAGACGCAGCTTAACGCCAAAGCAGCCTCTGGCGCTAATACTGACATTACCGCACTCGACCAAGATGTTACCGTTACGGCTACGGGAACTATAGCTGCGGATAGCATTGGCTATCGCGGCTTGCCGCAAAACGCCCAGACCGGCGCGTACACGCTGGCGTTGTCTGATGCAGGCAAGCAGGTTTCTAACACGACTGGCGGCTGGGTCATCCCGGCCAACGCCTCTGTCGCGTTCCCTGTCGGCACAGCCATCGCCCTATATAACAACAGCGGCAGCAACCAAACTATTTCCATAACCTCAGACACACTGCGCCAAGCTGGAACAGCCAACACAGGCTCACGCACACTGGCGCAATACGGCCTTGTGACTTGCGTAAAGGTTGCTTCTACAACTTGGGTGATTTCAGGCGCAGGATTAACTTAATGACTGGCATTATGTGCGCCTTGGCGGGGATGGGTAGCAGCAAAGCGCCTTACTCTTCCAGTTATCTCGTCATCGCAGGGGGCGGAGCCGGTGGTAGTGGCGGCTCTGGTGGGGGTGGTGGTGGTGCGGGTGGCTATCTCGCAGGCACATCAACTTTAACACCGGGCACGACATATACTATCACGGTTGGCGCTGGCGGTGCGGCAACCGGAACTGGCGGGCGCGGATCAAGCGGTTCTAGTTCATCTTTTAACTCCATAGCGCCTACTGGCGGCGGCGGCGGCGGCGGCAACTCTCCAAAGAACGGTTCAAACGGCGGTTCTGGTGGCGGTACTGGCGGCTCGACCTCTGGCACGGAGGTGGCGGGTACTGGCGTGTCAGGCGAAGGTTTTGCTGGCGGTCTTGGCGAACTCTTCGCTAGTCATGGCGGCGGCGGCGGTGGCAAAAGTGCCGTCGGGGGTGCTGCGGGGGGCGGTGTTGCGGGTAACGGCGGCGCTGGCGCTGCGTCATCTATTACAGGAACTTCAGTTACACGCGCAGGCGGTGGCGGTGGCGGCTCTCAAGGCGGAACCCCCGGAACCGGCGGGGCAGGTGGCGGCGGTGACGGCACTATTAATACAGGCGTTTCCGGCACTGCTAACACTGGCGGTGGTGGTGGTGGCGGTATGTCCGTAACTGGTGGCGCTGGTGGTTCTGGCGTAGTCATCCTTTCGATCCCAACAGCCGACTACAGCGGCACAACCACCGGTTCGCCAACGGTTACGACTAGCGGCGCAAACACAATTCTCCAATTCAACTCATCTGGAAGTTACACAGCATGAGCCACTTTGCAAAAGTTATCGACGGCATCGTCACCGAAGTTCTGGTTATCGAACAGGATGTTATTGACACGGGCGCGTTTGGCGACCCATCGCTTTTTGTGCAGACATCGTACAATACCTACGGTGGCCAACATCCAAACGGCCAACCGCTACGTAAGAACTACGCGGGCGTTGGTGATACATACGACGCAGAGCGCGATGCTTTTTACGCGCCACAGCCTTTCGCGTCGTGGACACTCAACGAAGACACCTGCCTTTGGGACGCACCAACACCATGCCCAGACGACGGTAAGGTATACACTTGGGACGAAGCCACATTGGCTTGGGTAGAAGGGACTATCTAATGGACATGTCGTTCGGCATCGACACGCTTCTCACCGTCGTTGCGGGCATCTTCGCCATCATTGGTGTGTGGACGCAGTTAAGCAATCGTCTTGCAATTCTTGAGACGAAGCTGGAGTTCGGCGACGAGAAATTCAACAGCATCGACAAGAAGTTCGACGAGGTTATGATGCACCTCCGCCGGATTGAAGACAAGCTGGACAACAAGGCAGATCGGTAATGGCGTTTAAGCTAGGCCCACGTTCCCTGTTAAACCTTCGTGGTGTGCATCCCGATTTGGTGCGCGTCGTTAAGCGCGCTATCAGCATTTCCGATATTGATTTCACTGTCATCGAAGGGCTGCGGACCCCCGCACGGCAGAAAGAACTGTTCGCAAAAGGTGCGACCAAGACTATGCGTTCGCGCCACATTCACGGATTCGCGGTTGACATCGCGCCGTATGTAGCAGGTAGCATTCGTTGGGACTGGCCGCTGTTCGATAAGATTGAAGAGGCCATGAAGAAGGCAGCGCATCTTGAGAATGTGTCGATCACTTGGGGCGGGGACTGGAAGTCGTTTAAGGACGGCCCGCATTGGGAACTTCCGCACGCTAAATACCCAGACCCAAAATGACGATTAAAGAACTTGAGACCGCGCTGCTTGAGCGTGTCCGGGTTTGGTGGCGTCCAGTCACATGTGTCGGTATTGCTTGCGGTGTTATTGTAAATGCGGTAGCCTTGCCCATTGTAAACAGCCAGTCGATTTCTCTTACGGACTTGGCGGCTACGATTGCATCTTGTGCGACTATATTTGCGGTGAGAGAATGGGGCAAAATAAATGGTGCGGATTAATCCATTCATGGGTTATGTGGCGGCAGGCGCTCTTGCTGTTGGCCTTACCGCCGGGTGGAAGGTCAAAGACTGGCAGTGCGATGCCGCGTATTCTGCGGTTCTGGAAAAAGCTGCGAAGCAGCGCCAGCAAATGCAAGGAAAAATAGATGAGGTTTCAACGCTCTACCAATCCGAACGAGATAAAGCCGATGTCGTGGTCGCCGGAGAAAAGCAAACCATCCGCGAGATATATAAGACTTTGCCTGCTGTTCCTGCTGATTGTGCTCCTGACCCTCGTCTTATCGGGCTGCTCGAAGGCGGCGTCAATCGCGCCAATGCCGCAGCCGCCAGCGAACCTAGCGAGTAACTGCCCGCCGCTTCCCTCGCCACCAGCTACGCTTATTGATCCTGAGCGTGCTATATGGGAAGTCGATATATTAGCTAAATATGGTGACTGCGCATTGCGTCACCGCCGAACAATAGAAGCATGGGAAGAGGCTGTAAAAATTCCCAAGAAGTGATATAAGACCTAAGACTTTAGGTACGGATAAAAATATGGCGCTCATTCCGATTAACATTCCTCCCGGCGTATTTCGCAACGGCACTGAACTTCAGTCCGCCGGGCGGTGGTACGACGTTAATCTTGTGCGCTGGACAGAAGGCGCAATGGAGCCGGTTGGCGGGTGGGAGAAGCGCAACATTACCGCGCTAACGGGCAAGGCCCGCTCTTTGCTGGCGTGGAAGACGAACAGCGATGTACGCCTCATGGCTATCGGAACTTCGTCGAAACTTTATGCGGTAACACAATCCAATGTTCTGGTAGATATTACGCCTGTTGGTTTTACCGCAGGTTCTGACAACGCTTCTTCGGGTGCGGGTTACGGGATTGGTACTTACGGCAGTGGTTATTACGGCATACCTCGTCCGGATACTGGCTCGGTAACGGCGGCTACCACATGGTCGCTAGATACTTGGGGCGAATATCTCGTCGGCTGCTCGACATCTGACGGCAAGCTGTATGAGTGGCAGCTTGATTACACAACGCCAACAAAAGCCGCTGTAATCACCAACGCGCCGACAAGTTGCATTGGTCTTCTTGTAACTGCCGAACGCTCCCTGTTTGCGCTGGGTGCTTCCGGCGATGGCCGTAAGGTTGCGTGGTCCGATCTCGAAAACAATACCATCTGGACAGCCGCTTCTACCAATCTGGCGGGTAGCATCATACTGCAAACGTCTGGGCGGATTATGACCGGTAAGCGCGTTCGCGGCCAGAACCTTATCCTGACTGACATTGACGCGCACACTCTGACATACGTCGGCCAGCCATTTGTGTATCAAGCGGAAATCGCGGGCCGTGCTTGCGGCGCTGCGTCTGCCAACTGCGTTGCTGTTCTTGACAATATGGCGGTATGGATGGGCCAGAAGGGCTTCCACATCTATGATGGCTATGTGAAGCCATTACCATGCGAAGTCTACGACTATGTGTTCAACAACATTAACACCAACCAAATCTCCAAAGTCTACGCTGTTAACAACGCGCAGTACAACGAAGTCTGGTGGTTCTATCCATCGGCCAACTCTAACGAGAATGACAGCTACGTTGCGTGGGATTATGTGGAGAACCATTGGACGATTGGCACGCTGGCTCGTACAGCGGGTACGGACCGCAGCGTGTTCCGCAACCCAGTCATGGTTGGCACAGATGGCTTCATCTACGACCACGAAGTTGGCCTGAACTACAGCGACGCGCTTCCTTACGCCGAGAGCGGTCCGTTCCAGATTGGAAACGGCGATCAAATCCTTTATATCAACGAGATGATCCCAGACGAACGCAATCAGGGTAGCGTCTCCGCCACATTTAAGACGCGCTATTATCCGACAAGTGAAGAGACATCCTACGGCCCGTATAGTTTGACACAGCCGACATCGGTTCGTTTCAACGGACGCCAGATAAAGATGCGCGTAACAACCACAACGCCGTCTGATTGGCGTGTTGGTGTGCAGCGCCTTAACGCAATTCCGGGTGGGCGTCGATGAGCATTAAGCTACCCCCACCTCCTGCTCAGTACGACCCAAACTATGAAGCGCAACGCAACCGCCTCATAGAACTTTTCTCGAATAATGTTTACGAGAAGGGTCAGGACGTTGGTATCTACGCCCCCGCCAAGCTGATCTACGACGGGTTCTACGGCCAGTTTAAGAAGACCGCTAGTGTGTCTCCTGCCGCTGCGAATACGGCGTATGCGATTACATTCGACACAACTGAAGAAAGTAACGGCGTTTCAATCGGATCGCCTGCCTCTCGGATCGTTGTAACGGAAGCTGGCATCTATAATTTCTCAGCCCATTTTACAGTTCTATCCAATAACAGCAGCGCAAAAACTACATATTTTTGGTTCAGGAAAAATGGAACAGATGTTTCGGCAAGTACGTTCTTGTCAACAAGTGACATCAACGGTGGCCACATGGCGTCAGGCCGCGATGACTTCTTTTCATTAGTTGCTGGCGATTACATTGAGTTAATGTGGGCCGCTGATAGCACGAACCTTGAACTTCATGCTTCTCCTGCAACGGCATTTGCTCCATCCGGGCCATCTTGCCTACTATCAGTAATGCAGGTGCAGTAGTAATGGGCTGTCAATTCATTTTGTTTTGTGTTAATGACGAAGGATTAGGCGGCCAAACCGCTTGGGGAATATAATGGCGGAAACTACTACCACTGCACAGCAACTCAATCCTTTTATTCAGGATATTCTGGCGCGTAATTATACCGCCGCACAGCAAGTCGCGGCCATTCCGTATCAGGCGTATCAAGGGCCGCGCATTGCGCAGTTCCGTCCTGCTGAAGAGCAAGGGTTCCAGACGGCAATCAATGCTGCGACCCAGCAAGTTGGGATGCCGCAGCTTAACCAAGCCACACAGGTTGCTCAGGGCGCAGCGGGTTACACGCCACAGCGGTTCCAGCAAGATGTCACCGGCTTCATGTCGCCGTTCCAGACCAACGTCATCGACGCCACGATGGCCCGCCTTGCACAGAGCCGCGCTGAACGTGACGCAGCAACGCGGGCGCAGCTTGCTTCATCGCGGGCATTCGGTAACGAACGTCGTGGTGTATACGAAGCGCAGCTTGCGGGTGAGCAGGATTTGAACACGGCTCAAACGCTGTCGAACCTGTATAATCAGGGGTACTCGCAAGCCGCTGGGTTTGCACAGGCTCTGCCGGGTCAGCAGCTTGCGGGTGCACAGGCTCTTGCGGGCTACGGCCAACAGGCACTTGGCAATCAGCAGGCTTACGCTTCGATGCTTCAGGGTACGGGTCAAGCGCAACGCGGCATGGCCCAGCAGAACCTCGATCTGGCCTACAAGGACTTCCTCGAACAGCGCGGCTTCCCAGAGCAGCAGCTTCGGACATTGCTTTTGGGTTCGCAGGGTCTGCCGTCTCCGGTCACGCAGACAACAACTTCCCCCGGCCAGTCAACGCTTAGCCAAGTTGGTACGGCTGCGGATGCGCTTGGTACTCTTCTTGAACTTCTACGGAGGAGATAATTAGATGTCGATATACGCCCTACTGCAAACATTGATTCCGAAGCGCACCCCGCAGGGTGGCGTAGTGCGTTCTGTTGGCGCTATGCCTTCTATTGATATGGCAGGTGTCGTGCCCCAGCCCGCAGCAGCACAGCCCGCAGCAGCACAGCCCACAGCAGCACAGCCCACAGCAGCACAGCCTGCGCTTTCTCCGACGGCAAAGTACATTCAGGATATGCAGGCTCTCATGAGCGGCGGCATTAACCCGTTATCAACCGGCGAAAAGATTAGCGCGATTGGCCAAGTACTTCGCGCCGCAGGTAGCCGAGGTGCTCAGGCTCCGTCCGCTGTTCTTCAGGGCGTGCGCAAGCAGCAGATGGAAAAGCTGAACGCTCAGTATCAGATTGCCCAGTTGCAGCAGGCTCAGCAGCAAGAGCAGCAGCAGCGCGCATTCATTAAGCAATTCGCATCGTCTTTGCCAGAAAGCCAGCGCGGCGTTCTTGAGAATGCGGACCCCGCAGAAGCATTTAAACTGGTGCAGACAGAAGCGTTCCGCCAAAAACAAGTGTTCAACCGTGACCGCGATCCGGCAACGGGCAATGTGCGACTGACATTTGGCGATGGTTCGTCTGTCGTTACAGATCAGAAAATGCCGTCCAAGACACGCGAGATTGACGTTGGCAACGCGGTTGAAATTCGTAACGAAGATACGAACGAACTTGTCCTGACGATCCCGAAGCAGATGACCGCTTTTCAAGCCCGTAGTTTGGCGCTTGATGAAAAACGCTTTGCTCGTGGCGATGGACGCGGCGGTGGCGGTGGTGGAAGCGCGCCGTCGTATCAGTTCCGTACTACAGCCGATGGCAGAATTATGGCGTTTGATCCGAAGAACCCAACACGCGCTATTGATACCGGTCAGAAAGGGCCGACATCCTCCAACCCCTTTGCTGGATTTCTCCCGCCAGCAACCGGTACACCAATCATCCGTCGATAGGATTTTGAATGGCTGAAGTGAAGCCAAAAGGCGAACCAGTATTCCTGAAAATTCCGGCCACTGGGGAGACGATCACGCTTCCCGGTGTAACGTCGCTTAACAGCAACGATGAACTTAAAGCTGCGGCTGATGCTTGGATTGCAAAGAACTACAAAGGTCCACTGCTTGCGGCTCCTGTTGTCGCACGAACGCCAGCAGAAGGCGAGAGTGTTGTTACCGCTAATCGGCAACCAGAACTAACCGCAGTTACCCCGACTACAATTACGGGAGGTGTCTATGACGCCCTTGCTTCTGGCGTTGCGAATGTAGCGGGTTTGCTTCCCGGCTTTGATGAACGTGGTGCGGTACAGTACGGCCAAGACGTAGTTCAAAATATCGAAAGCCTACTCGGCCTTAACGCAATCGAAACCAGTATCGGCGATGTCTTAACAGGTCGTGGGACAGGTATAGATTATTTAAACACTGGGCTTACCGTTCTGCCATTTGCGGGTAGGCCAGTAGCGGCGGGTCTCCGTCGTGTTGCACCGGAGACTAGCGCGGCTATCGGCCGTTTTGCTACTGGCCCAGCCGCAGTTGCGGATGAAGTTGCGGCAGCGGTTCCGGAAACTGCGCTCTCTCCGGAGATGGCCGCAGTTGCTAAGACCGTTACTCCAGCCCCTGTTATACCGGAGACGCTGCCAAAGGCGAAGGCGGTTGAGTTGCCGGAAGCCCCCGTGGCCACAGCAGCAATCCCTGAAGCTGCGGTAGCACCGCGTAATGCAGCATATGATCTGCCAGCGTCTACACCGGAAACAGGCAAACCCGCTATCGCGGCTATGGAAGTGAAGGGCCAGACGCAGCCTGTGCCTACCGCTGAAATTGGCGGTAAGGTTGCTAACTTCGCCGCAGACTATAGCAATCTCGCAGGGCTGCAACGCCCAGCCGATATGCCGTTCTCTGAGTTTTTCTATCGCCACTTCAAGGCAGGCACTCTTCCCGAAGAAGAGGTGTCTAAACTCGTTACAAAGTACGACCTTAAAGACGAAGACCTGTTCGAACTTATCACTGGATCACGCCAAGGTCTGGGCGATGCGGCCCGTGTTATGCAGCGTTTCAGTATCGCCAGCCGGTACGTTCCTAAAGAAGCAGCCGACATTGCTAAACTTGGCCTTCAAGAAGCGGACGGTATGGACTTTTGGAAACGACTATCCAACACCTATCGCGGTGCGCTCGTATCAAGCGTTGCCACAACAATGCGCAACGTCATTTCGTCTGGCGTTCGCGTGCCTATCGACGCGGCGACGAACCTTATGGATAGCGCGGTCAACGCTGCGGCTAATCCTTTCCGCCAAGAGAAAGTCGGCGTTAACCCCTTTGATGCAGCGGCTGTTATTACGGATCGTTTTGCTCCCGGTCGGAACACTAAGTTCTGGGAGCAGATGAAGAATGTGCAGCCAGAAATACAAAAAGAATTGGCGGCTACCTATGCGGCGGATGTGTCGCGTGTAGTCAGGAAAGATGCGTTTGCAAAAGTTGAGAAGGCTGTTGACGTTGCAAACCTTTTTAACCGCGTATCAGAAACAGCAACGCGCAAAGCAATGTTCCCGGTCTATCTACGCCGAGAAGCGACACGGCTTAATTTAGACTTCGATGAACTTGTTGACACAGGTGGCTTAGCAAATCTTCCCGAAGAAGCGTGGGCTACGGCGCTTGATGATACCCTCGGCTTTACTTACTCCGGCAAATCTGAAGTTGCCGATAAGTTTGGGGATATGCTGGACAAAATGGGCAAGGTTGGGACCGTTGCCCGCGTTGTCGGTACAACGATCATGCCGTTTCCGCGCTTCATGATGAACGCCTTAAAGTTCCAGTTTGACTACAGCCCTGCGGGTTTCACTAAGCTGTTGACCGAAGCGGAACGCGCCAAGTTTGCTAAGGGCGATGTGTCGGCTGTGTCTAAAGCCATTGTCGGCTCGTCCATGCTGTACGGTGCGTACCAATTCCGCAACAGCGAAAACGCTGGGGAGAAATGGTACGAAGGGAAACTTGAGGATGGCCGGACAGTCGATCTTCGCCCGTACTTCCCGGCGGCTCCGTATCTTTTGGTTGCTGATCTTATTAAACGAGCGCAGGATAATACCCTAGACCAAGCGTTTGAGACAAAGGATATTCTCCAAGGTCTATCCGGCGCGCAGTTTCGTGCAGGCACGGGCCTCTATGTAACGGACCAGCTTCTCAAGGATTTGTCTGGTGCTGCCGGAAACCTCGACAAAGCCAAGACGATTGCGACAAGCTGGCTGGCCGATGTAGGCGCGGGCTTCCTTCAACCATTCAGCACGTTCAAAGATTTCTACGCCCAGTATGATCCCGAAGAAGCGGTCTACCGTGACACCAAGGACAACCCACTTGCCGCTCTTGTGCGTCCAATACCCGGAGCGCAGCAGGCAATGGGCGTTCCGGCAGCGGTGTCGGCCACGCGTGAAGGGCCATTGACCACTGATAACCCCGCGTTGCGTCAGCTTCTTGGGGCCACGATCCGTCCGGCCAAGAACATTGTCGAAAGCGAATTGGATAAACTTGGCCTTACGGCCTACGATGTGGGGTCAAAGACCGGCGAAGTTGCTATCGACCGCCTTGTTAACCGCGACCTCGGCATCATTGCCGAGCGCGGGATCGCACCGTTGTTGCAGTCTCCTGAGTATCAGAACTTGGATAATGTCGGTAAGTCCGCAGCAATCAAAGAGATTTACAGCAAGGCGCGTGAAGCCGCCAACGCTAAGTTCAACGCGGAGAACCCAGAACTTTCTTTGCTAAAGAAGTTTAAGGGCATGAACCGTGAAGAGAAGATCATGCTCAACCGCCAAGTCGAAAGCAGCACCGGCATGACAGCCGACACATTGCTGCGTCAGTTGAGCAAGGCTCCTCTCATCAAGAGCCAAGAACAATATGACGCGCTTCCTGTCGGTACTCAGTTCACCGATCCCGGCGACTATAAGGTATATACGAAAGGCAAGTAATGGCCAAGAAGAGTGGTGTTAAAGACATGTCATGGCGACCACAGCCAAAAGCAAAGCGTCGCCACAAACCCGACGGGCTTCGCCATCGTAAGTCTTTGGGGCCACGCAGTCACTTGCGAACTAGCTTCTGATATTATAGATACCGCCCATGAAGTTCATGGGCATTGATCCCGGCGCGTTCGGGGCTGTCGCTATTCTGGATAAGGATAGCCGAGAACTTGTCATCATCGACATGCCTACTCTAAAGGTCAAGCGCGGGCCGCGTGTCGTCAATCAGGTGGACGCGCACATGCTGGCCAATTCTTTGCGCGGTCACGTCACCGCCGATACTTCCGCTCTCATCGAGAAAGTCCACGCCATGCCGGGCCAAGGTGTGTCCTCGATGTTCAGCTTCGGCAGAGCGGCGGGTATCGTTGAAGGCGTGCTTGCTGGCCTGTCTGTATCTTTTGAGTTGATACCGCCTGCGACTTGGATTAAGTCTATGCGCACGTTCGGAGGAAAGGACGGCAGTCGTCAGCGGGCACAAGAGTTGTTCCCGGATTACGCCCATCTCTTCGCACGGAAAAAGGACGATGGCCGAGCCGAAGCTGCGCTTCTTGCCTGCTACGCCGCCGAGAGGGAAGACAATGAACCATCTATTCGATTACCAAAAGGTCGGCGCAGACTTTCTCTGTGATAACCCGGCGGCGTTCCTTGCCGATGAGCAGGGCCTTGGCAAAACACTTCAAGTTATCGCGGCCTGTGATAAACTCGGCCTAACAAAGGTCGTCGTAATTTGCCCGGCCATTGCCAAGATTAACTGGCGTCGTGAGTTCGAGCGGTGGGGAACCGTCGAGCGCGAAGTCAAAGTCTTTAGCTACGATAAGATCACGCAATCGAAGGAGGTCCGCAATGAGATCGCAAAGTTTGAACCAGACGTTCTTGTTTTGGATGAGGCTCATTATCTCAAGAACCGTACTGCTAAGCGCACAAAGTATCTATATGGCCAGTATTGCCGCGGTGATGGTCTTGTTCGTTTTGCTGATCGTGTTTGGCTTCTTAGCGGTACTCCCATCCCTAATAATGTCAGCGATTTCTGGACCCATCTTAAAGCGATTTGGCAGTACCCACTAAACTTCGCCGAATATACAACGTATTTCTGCAAGACTTGGAGCGGACAGTTCGGCCTTCAGGTTCTCGGCAACAAGGCCGAACGCATGGGCGAGTTCAAGACCGTGCTGAAAGCAATCATGCTACGCCGCAAGGGCGAGGTGGTACTGAAAGATTTGCCGCCTATCTGGTGGCAGAGCGCGCCAGTCGAGATAGCTAACTGGAGCGACAGGAAACACATCGACGACCCACGCCAAGCCGAAGCGGTTGATATGATCCTCGCGCATTCCTTAGCTAATGTAGATTTCTCTGCTGCGATTGAAAGCATTGCTCCTCACATCGCGTCACTGCGTCGGCTGACGGGTGTAGCCAAGGCAGCGCCCATCGCCGCACAGATAGCGGGCGAGTTGGCCGATGATGCCTACGACAAGATCGTTATCTTCGCCTACCACACCGACGCACTACAGACGCTATACGATAAGCTGAAAGACTTTAACCCCGTGGTGGTTGCAGGCGGCATGGCTACCGCCGACCGTCAAGCGGCGATTGATAACTTCCAGACCGACCCGAAGGTGCGCGTCTTCATCGGCCAGATCACGGCCTGCTCTACCGCCATTACATTGACGGCTGCGAATCAGGTGGCGTTTGTGGAGATGGACTGGGTTCCGGCGACGAACGCACAGGCGGCTAAGCGTTGCCATCGCATCGGCCAGACAAAGCCCGTGATCGTTCGGACGTTCGGCCTTGTCAATTCTGTTGATGAGATTGTGGCTAAGACCTTAGCCAAGAAAGCCCAGATGATTTCTGAGGCTTTAGATTGAGAAGGGCCGGGGCGACTTCCAACTCCCCGGCCCTCCCTTTTACTTAAAGCAAATCGTCAAGGTCGGAGATGTCTGCGGACGGACGTTCCGTCGCAGTGAACTCGTCCGCAGCAGACAGACGGCCATCCATACGGGGACCGTCGGCTACCTTCTGAAGATTGCCCAGTGAGAAGGCAACGCCGTTGTTGCCGTTGACGCTGTACGCATAGGCGCGCAGCGAGGCACGAACCTTTGCACCCGGGTAGATTTCCTTGGGATCGGTAATCGGAGCAGGCTTGCCGTTCTCGCCAGCAAACTTGCTGACCACACCGGGGGCTTGCTTAGATTTGACGTTCATGAAGACCGACCCTTCAGGGTAGCCCTTCTCTTCGCCATCGTTACGGAAAGGCATACGGATTTTGCCGCCTTCCATGAGGCTCTTTGTCTTGTCCCCCCACTTCTCCTTGGCCACAGCAGCAGCCGTTGCTTTGAGTTCGGACATGTCAGTGCCGTCAGGGAATACAAGGCAGCAAGAATAGACTGGCTCAGTTGCACCCGGAGGTGTTTGTGGTTCGAACACATGTGGATACGAGATGATTGCTTCTGGTGTAATAACTTTTGACATCGGTATTTCCTTATTCAACGGTAAAGTCATCTGCTGCCAACGTGGCAACAGCGGGACGGTTATCTGTATCAGCGACCATTGATGTGCCGGATGATACAGCTATGACGAGCGATGCAGGCAAGTTCTTCTTACCTACAACACGCTCGATCTGCGGTGGCGACTTCAACTTCTTTTCGTAGATGTCGTCGTCATCGAGACCTTCTTCTGTGGCCCAAGCCACAAACTCTTCTTCAACACGCCAGCGGCGGGTCGGTCGTTTCTCAACCAGCTTGTAGCCGGGAAGTCCGCCGCCCGTTTCAAGCAGGCTATTAGCGTGGCGGCGCAAAGACTTGATCCACTCTTCGATCAGCGGAACCCTTTGCAGATAGTCCGCTACCTCCTGTGGAGTTAGGTCATTGACAGTTCGTACTGTACCGAACTCGTCTTGTGCGACCTCAAGGGCGTTGTTGCGCAGGGCCGAACAAGTCCCCGCCGCAAGGCAGAACTTGCAGTGGTCGCCAGAAATGCGCGGTGCGTCCGGCTTCAGCGACGCATGTGCTGCATCAATCAGGTCTGTGCCAAAGTCCATAATCTCGTCGCGGCTGTAGCTATGCGACCGCACCGGACCATCAGGGTGTGAAGCGCGGGGTTGTATAACGACCGTTATAACTTTATTGACCGGAGCCTTCTCGCCAATCTCAAGGATAGCACCGAGCGCATAGTATTTAAGCTGCTCGTTATCTGCGACTTCGACCGCAACGCCTTGGCCGTGCTTATAGTCGTTGACGTAAAGCGTCCCAGTTGCCTTGCCGTAGATGATGTTGTCAGCCGTGCCGAACATCGGCATGGGTGGATCAAGTTTGTCTAGGCTAAAGCGTTTCTCATAGCGGCAGATGCTTGGTTCCAAGGCAGCCGTCTCGCGGATGTAGTCAATGTAAACCTGCACCGCACGGGCCATGTTGTCGTCAACCTTGTGGCCGTTATGCTCTTGGCCAATGAAGGCGAAGGCATCTTCATGTCCATTGACTAAGCAGAACTCACCAAATTCATGCGCCGCTGTACCCAGTTCGGCGTAGGGTGAACTCTCGTTAGGGAACGGAGCCTCGGCTGCGAGTGAGCCGGGGCAGTTGATGCGGCGCTTCGCATTCGATGCGCCAAACTTAGCGTGTGCTGTCATTTCCGATACCTCTTTCCTTCTTTGCCCTCGGCGTTGATCGGGCAGCCTTGCGCCCATGCAGGAACTTGTGTCATGATGTCAATCATTTCGTCAAGCGAACCAAAACCATCTGGCACTTCGCTAATGATTTCATCGTGTACGGACAGGATTACTGGGTAACCTTTAATCTCTAACGCCATCATGGCGGTGGCCATCATGTCACGGGCGGTCGCTTGCACCACGTTCTCCGTCAGCAAGCCACCCCAGATTATCTGGGATGTCCACTGACGCGTCACGCTATTCAACGTATCGACTTGCGCTGTATCTCTCATCGCACCCCAAGGGGTTTCACGCTGAATGATGCGCGGATTGTGGTACGTAAGCGACCGCCCGCTAGGTAATGGAAGCCCGACGGTCCTTAACCTGCCTGCCCCCTTCACCATCTCTACAAAATCTTGCTCAACATCTCGCCAGTACTGCGCGATCCTGTTGTTCTTTTCACGGTAGACAGCCACGATGCGCTTAGCTTCGTCTTCATCCACCTTGATACCCATCGTGGCGCACTGCTCGGCGAAGCGTTTGCCCCCCATGCCGTAGCCGCAACCCAAGATTGCCATCTTACCAACCTGCCGTTGTCCGTCAGTGACGCTCTCCACGTCCACGTTGTAGATGGCTGATGCCATTTCTTTATACACGTCTCCCCCTTTCCGGAACGTCTCAACGAGATCGCTCTGCCCTGCTACCCACGCCAACACGCGGGCCTCGATTGCCGAGTAGTCGGCAAACATTAGTCGATGGCCGTCGTCGGCTATCAGCATCGAACGCAACAGGTCGGACGCCAGAACCGTTCCGGCCCCATGCTCCGACACATCCTTATCCGCTTTGAGTTTGGCAATGATCTCGTCCAACTCGTCTTGTTTCTTTTGCGGACGTGGGAAGTTCTGCGGCTGCACCAAACGGCCAGACCACCGGCCCGTTGCCGCGCCGTGATACATGAGAAGGCCGCGCATACGGTCGTCAGCGTTGGCTGCGTTGACCATCGCGTCATACTTAGCGGTGCTAGACTTCGCGCCGTCTTGGCGTAGCTTCAGCACTTGCTTGATGATGGGGTGCAGCCCGTCCATAGCAAGCATCCGCGTCACGGTCTGCTTGTCCACGGAGTTGACGTTTAACTCATAGCCACGAAGCCACGCAGTTAAGTCCATTGCGTTCGTCGCTGCTTTGACTTGACCGTTCGTAAGGCGCTTCATCTCTGCGTCAATGTTTTCCGACGCATCATTAGCAAGTTTGCTAACCCGTTCGATGAGGTCGATGTCAACTTTAACGCCACGGTCGTTGATGCGTTGGTCGAGTTGATAGAGACGGCGCTCACTGTCAGGCATTGCGTTCAGCGTTTCAGCTACCGACAGTTCCGTCCGCACGTCCTGTCGGCAATAAGCGACAAGCTGTTCAATCTTATCCTTCGTGTTCCACCAAGTGTAGCTGCCGTCGGCGTTCACCTTACGTGGCCGTGCCATCCGGAGCATAAGGGCCGCGCCGGTCTTATCTTTCTGTTCTTCGACACCGAGGACAGCAGCGGCTTGACCTAGCGCACGAGGTAGTCCCATCGCGCTGGCCTGCGCCATCGTGCAGCGCCATTGTTTAATCTTGGTGGCTGGCCATTGGTAGCGGGCAACCATGATCTCGTTCCAGATTACGCGTTCAAAGTTGGCGTTCCATGCAGACAGCAATCCGCCTGCCATAATCCAATCTTCAAGGTGGGTATCTACCGCATCGCCCGGCTGCCATACTAGCACGTCGTCAGACCACGGGGCCTTGTATGCCATGCACCAGATGTCAGTCGATTGGTCAGCGGCGTACTTATAGACGCCTGTCTTGCGAAGATCGACGGCGCTACGCGTCTCAAAGTCGATGCTCACTACCATAGTCTTTCCCTCTTTTTCGTCGGTGTCACGTTTGCTTTCCGTATAGCTGGCACAAACAGCATAGTGTCGTCAACAAAAAAAAGTTCTTGCGTTCGATATTGAAACTGTGCCACCCAAGAAGGGCATCAACAAATGAGGGAGTTTATGTCTAACAGTTTTATGCCGTGGCGCGCCGAAGAGGACGCTACACTCACAGAACTTTACCATAAGAATCTGACATACGCGCAGATTGGGGAAGTGCTTGGCCGTTCTGCCGACGCCGTTGATACGCGGCGTAGGAAGATAGGACTGAAGCGGGAGTTTGTTTCGCACAAATCGCCACCGCCGGAGGACTTACGGGAGTTGGCCCGTACTATGAATGTGTCGCAACTCGTTAAACATTATGGCCGGATTAGGTCGGTGGTCGTTCGTTGGATGGACGAACTTAAACTTACGGAGATCGTTGTCAGTTCAAGCGGAAGAAAGCGGTCTGTTCCGGATAACTTCTGCACGATGGCCCCGACCATGACATGCGCGCAACTTATGCGTCTATACGGCAGCGACCGCAGAACGATTAAAGGTTGGCTTAAAGAGACGGGAACCGTAGCTGTATCAAAGACGGAACGATACGCCGAGGTAACTAAGTTCGTCCCAGCCGATACAGAAGTAGAGCAGACAGTCGCTCGGCGGGAGTTCTCCAGCCACACGAAATTGATTGCGACTGAGGCAGCTAACTTCCTGCGCCGCACGCACCCGTCGGTCCATCGTGCAGACATACGGATGTACGAGCAGTCGGCCCACACATGGGGCGACGTGAAGAACGTACCCTTCCGGGGCGTCAATCAGTATTTTGTTTCTGGGAAAGGCATCATGTGGATCGACGACCTCATCGCCTATGCTCAGTCAAAAGGGTTTACAATCAAGGAGTTAATATAATGGCACGTATTACAAAAACTACTGAAGAGAAAGCCACGGTTCAGGAAGCGCCTGTCGTGAATGAAAAGGAAGCCATCATTGCTTGGCTTCGCTCAGGTAAGATGAACATGTTCGAACGCAACACACGTTGGTTGGCGGATCGGATTACAGAAGGGGATCATTTGAAATGACACCAAATGAAATTGCAATAGCCGCATTTTTCGGGATGTTATATTTCGTGTCGGTATATGTTGTGTGTCTGTCGTATATATTGAGCGACACCGACGATTGGATTGGCGCTATTTGGTGGCCCATTCATTTGGCGAAAGCATTGCTGAAATCCCTCTATAGGGCTTTGTTTACGGAATGGCGGATATGAGCCTGCGCCAATTCCTGCACGATAATTTCGGCGGGGATATTTATGATTGGGCCGATGGCGACATTAGATTTTAGAAGGAGAAGCGAAATGAAACAGGTATTAGCGGCACAACTGGCCGAGTGGATCGACAACAACACACAGGGCTTCACCCGACGGGACGGCAACATAATAAATATCGAAGGCAAGATTGATGCTTACGAACTTCTCGTATATGCGCAGTCGCTTCAGCCAGCCAGAAGCACGGAGCAAATCCATGCGGACAACAAAGCGTCTTACACTGGCCGGGCTGTAAACGCTGCGGTTGAAGGTGGCGACTTCATGGGAGGCTAGTCATGGACAAAGTAAGATGGACCGATGATGAACAAAAAGTGGAGTTCATTCCAGTATTCATCATCGGTTTTGAAGAAGAGTTTGAACGCGGCGTAATACTAACGACGCCCGCGTATAAGATATTAACCGAAGCCGAACCTGAGTTTGCGCTCTACGCCATTGACGCGGCGGTAGATATGCTGATGCAGAGACGGGACCAAATCGAAAAGAGGGAGTTGCACTGATGAAGTTTAAGACACTGTATGAGATCGGGTTCACCGATCTCGTGTCCGTTATCCCGCCGAACGCTGAGTTGTCAGCCATGTCTAAAATCCAAGCGGATCAGGCAGGCAAAGCACCCGGTCGGCAGAATGCGCAGGGCACATGGGGCGGCTACGCGTGGCAGGACTATGTGCCGACGCCTAATGACGTGGAGCGGTGGGACCGCAGCCATGCTAATATCGGCTTGAAGGCAAGCAAATATCCTGCGGTTGACATTGATGTTGTCAACGAGGGGCTGGCTCGTGTCATTGGTGATATGGCGGTGAAGGCATTGGGCAAAGCCCCGATGCGTATCGGTCGTTTCCCCAAGCGCCTGTTCATGTATCGCACCGATGAAAAGATTGGCCGGATGCAGGTGCGGTTCCGTGATGGTCGCGGGGTCGAGCAGCTTGTAGAATTTCTAGGGGACGGGCAGCAATACGTCATCGCCGGTATTCACCCTATCACTAAGGAACCATACAGTCTTGATGTGGACTTGGAGACACGCGGCCCGGCTGGGCTGAAGAAGGTCACGCGGGAAAAGATTGAGCAGTTCTTTGCTGATCTAACGGAGACGCTGGAGATGATGGGCTGCCAAATTATCCACGCGGATAAGACGGCGCAGAAGGCAGTCGAGCGGCAGTCGGTCGATCAGGCTTCGCTTACTGCGCCAAGCGTTGTCCATGTGGCTGCTGCGGTGACTGCTATCCCGAACAAGACCGAACACTTCCCCGACCGCGATGACTATATTCGCATGGGCTACGCCATCAAGGCAGCGTGTGGCCCGGACAATGAGCCGGATGCGTTCGAGATATTCGCAGGCTGGGCCGAGCGTTGGGAAGACGGGGTAAACTCGCTCGATACTATCGAAGCAGACTTCGGTCGTATGCACCCGCCCTATGAGTTGGGCTGGGACTGGCTGGCCGGTAAGGCTGCGACCTTTGGCTACAAGCGCGAGGTCGATGAGTTCGATGTGACGGACTTCAGCGACGAAGACTTTGGCGTGGTGGCCTCGGCGGGTGAGACACCGGTTGAGTATAGTGACATTGCGTTGGCGCAGCGCGTTGCTCGGCTACACGTTTCGGATATACGATACGTTGTGGGCGGCATGGGCTGGGTCGCATGGGACGGCAACAAGTGGGCGGTGGACGTGGCCAAGAAGCATCTTACCATTGTCCGCAAGGTCTGTGCCCAAGCGTCAGCGGAGGCCTTGGAAAAGATAGACAGCCCGCAAAAGGGTGAGCGTATCGCGCAGCGTGTGGCGTCGTATAATGTGATCGCAAACGTGGCGAAGCTGGCGGCAGTAGAGCCGTCGATGCAGGCGACCACCGAGCAGCTAGACGCAGACATCTATATCCTCAACACCCGGTCGGGCATGGTGGACCTGAAGACGGGGGTCTTGTTTGCGCACGACCGTTCTCGCATGTGCACAAAATGCACATCGGTCGAGGCGGACTTCAGCAAGCCAGCCCCGCAATGGCAAGCGTTCCTCAATGAGGCGTGCAACGGTGACGCGGAGATGATCTCTTATCTTCAAAGGTTGGCTGGCTATTCGGCTACGGGTAGCACCAAAGAGCATGTGCTTGCCTTCGCCCACGGGTCCGGCGGTAATGGCAAAGGGACGTTCCTCGGAGCGATAGGCAATATCCTTGGCGATTATGCCACCGTGGCCAGTGCGGACGTGTTCCTCGCGTCGAACAATCAGCGGCATCCCACAGAGTTGGCGTCGTTGATGGGCGCGAGGCTCGTTCATGCGCAGGAGATTGACCCGTCACGCAGGTGGGACGAAGCCAAGGTCAAGGCGCTGACTGGCGGGGATAAGATTAGTGCGCGCTTCATGCGGCAGGATTTGTTTGAGTTCAATCCGCAGTTTACGTTGATTATCGCGGGCAATACGAAGCCAGAGATTACTAACGTGGACGATGCTATGCGTCGGCGTATGCACCTCATCCCGTTCGAGACCAAGCCAGTCCGCAAGGACATGGACTTGCCGGACAAGCTGAAGGAAGAGTATCCAGCCATCTTGGCGTGGGTTATCGAAGGCGCGAAGGCTTGGCTGGAGCAGGGTCTGAACCCACCGCAGGCAGTAATCCAAGCTACCGATGAGTATCTCGCAGGGGAGGACGCATTGGCCCGCTGGATTAGTGAACGCTGCGTGGCTGGGGCGGACAATGAGATGACCACCAACGAGGCGTTCAATGACTTCCGCGACTGGTGCAAGGATAACAACGAGGGCAAGGGGAAAGACTGGTCGCAGCGTAAGTTCAACGGAGAGATGACGACGCATGGCTATGAACCCGCAAGGGATCGGGCGACACGTACGAAGCGTGTGTTCCGTGGCCTTGAACTTCTCATAGGCGATGAAGACTATATGGTTATCAACGCCATGATAGACGAGCAGTCCGAAGATTTCTTTGGCGTTCAGATTAACTTCAAAGCAGATGATAGGGATGATGGCTAATGTATGGGAATGATTTTATGAGATACAAAGAGATTAGGGATGCGCTCAATGCCGATGTGGTAGGGGGCGAGGCGGTCGATGTGGTAGATGTGGTCAATAGCCCACCGCACTATACAGCGGGAGGGATTGAAGCGATTGACGCCATCGAGGCCGCGCTAAGCGACGAAGGCTTTCGCGGCGCGTTGAAAGCGAATGTCCTCAAATATCTCTGGCGTTATGAAAAGAAAGCCGATCCGGTTGCGGACCTTCGCAAAGCGAGGTGGTATCTCGATAGGCTGATACAAAAAGTTGAGGGGGCATAGCGCCCCCTCTTTTTTATAGGCTGCCCGGAGCGCCGTAACCTGTTGCGTTCTTGAACGCGGCCTCTGCTTTGGCTTTTGTCTCAAAGCGGCCTAGAAAAACGCGTTCGCCCTTGACGATAGCGTTAGCCTCAAACAGCGTCACACCCATCTTATCGAAATCGACACGGCCTACGCCATGCGCAGAAACTTGGTTGGTGCTGCGGGGCACAGGCTTGCGCGTGATTGGCTCACGGTTACGGAGCGGAACCCGCACCTCTAAATTGCTCCAGCGGTTATCCAGTTTGTCACCGTTGACATGGCGGATAGGGTGCTGTGGCCATTCGCCTGTCATCATGTTCCATATGATCCGATGGGCCAAGGTGTAGGAGCCATTGAACTTTACGTTGTAGCCCGTTGCTATGGCCGTGCCCGCTGGGCGTCCGGCGGGAAGTGATCCTCTTGGCTCACGGTAGGTCAGTGCTCCGGTGTCTGGGTCGTAGTTGAATGTCTTGGTTATCAATTCAAGGGTTGCCATAGGTATTTATCCTTTCAGGCCGGGTTGGGCCGGGTTTAAATAATCCGTGCACGGTTTGGCGTGAGCGGAAACCCGCAGAAAACAGCCATCGGTGCATGGTTGGGCCGGAAGTGCCGACCTTTTCCACCCATGAGCCCTTATACACGGGGTGTTTATATGCATAATATGTATATACGAATTAGTAAATACCCAAAATGTATAGGACGTTCTTGAAAAAACCATGCACTTCCGGCCCAACCATGCACGGATTGCAGAAAACAGCCATTTTTAAGAGAGCCAAACCGTGCACGGATTTTTGTAAACCCGGCCCGAAGGGGTCAAACCATGCACGGATGGGAGTTTTACGTTAGTCGTCGTCAAACACACCCGGCAAGTCGTCCGCATCGAGGTTATGAGAGCCGACTTGCTTGGGTGGCGTGATGTCGATGGTGACTTCTTCTTCATGTGGATTTGACGACGCCAAGTTTAGCTGGCGCAGTGCATCAAGATGAAGTTGGTTCACGTTGACTTGGACCGCTGCGGTCGGCTTGGCTTGGAACTTCTCCGGTGCGGCAACACCAGCCAGCCATTTGCGCGTTTCAATCTTGAGCCTGTCGGCGTTGGCCGATACGTTGTCCGAAGCGTCGGCAATATCGAGGCACTCATCCGCCCATTGATCCGCCGCGATTGTCCGCGCCTGCTTGAACCGCTCCTCTCTATCTGGGTCTTTGCGTATCCAATGATAGAGCGAGAGGTTGCTGATGTTCAATTCACGAGCAAGGCCAGCCATTGTCATGCCGGAAGCAATCTTCTCCAGCAAAACAGTTTCGCCAACCTTGTCTAAGTTTGACGCAATGGTGCGTCGTTTAATATGTCCAGCCATGTCTTATCCTTTAAATAGCCATATAAGCCCGTATACGGCCCATAGAGAGGCATATAGGGCGATTGCTAGGTTACGGTCCCAATTATAGCTATGCACGCTCCAGACCCCGTAGAAACGTCTCTAAGAGGATAGAGACCGGAGCGGGCACTGAACGCCCGCCTTGCTCATAGTATCTTATCGACCGTTCGGACAGCCCGATCTTGCGGGCAAGATGTCCTTGCGTCATGTTTAGCTTCTCGCGTGTTGCTTTAAACTCTTCACTTGTCATGCTTCATCCTTCAATGCTTTTTCGGCGTCTTCGATCAATTCTATCGGCGGGTAACGTAGATAGCAGACATGCTCGTCAGTTATCACGCCAAGAAACTCCAGATATTCCATAAGGCGGTAGGCCAAGGTGGCGCTTGCCCGTTCGGTGTATCGATCGAACGGTTCATCGTCGTTGTCGTTCATTTGCTTGGCTCCTGCTCTCTAAGGCGCTTGGCTTCCGCGAAGGTCAGCCCCGCCGAATTGCGCAGCGGCCAAGCCTGGTCTGAACTTACCCGGTGGTTCCGGCCTAATGGCGCGGCCTGTTGTGGTTTAATCACTATAACTCTCCCCATTGATTAGCCATTGCCTCCGCAATGCCTTTGTATGTTGTGCTGCGCAGCTTCCACCTATCGGCAGATGGTGGCAGATAGTGCAGGCGCTGGCGCTCGTTGTCAGGCAACGCCTTAGTCTGCGCTTTCAGATCGGACGTTGGCTTTAGCGGCGGTAGGCCCTTCAACCATAGGCAGGTCGCTTTCTGCTCCAAATGCCCGAATTGATAGGGCTGGATGGTCTGCGTCTGTTTGACGCCTCCAATGCGTTCCTTGGCGTACTTGTGCATAATAGGATTCTCTACCGCTATGCGTTCAACAGGCGCGTCTAACAGCGCCTTGAAAAAGGCCGCGCCTTCATCCAGCTTTGCCCAACGTGTCGGGTCTTTGTGCAGCCATGTGACACCGCTATTGGTTAGATAGGTGCACGGCGGGTGGGCAATGAGCAAATCCCACGCGTGTCCGTTGACGATAGCCAGCGCATCGCCTTGGATATGCCAGTGCGGATTGCCGTCTGTCGGTAATAGGTCGCAGGACCACGCGTCATGCCCTTTGGCGCGGAACGCATCGCGGACGGTGGCGCTATATTCGCAAGCGACTAGCACCTTCATGATGCGCACGCCCTTGCCATGTCGATAGATGGGCAGGTGCGGACGTGCTTGCCGTTGACGTAGACATAGAAGTCAGAACCGTAGTCTTCGATGACTTCCCATATCTCGCTGCGCGATGACTTATAAACCAGGGTCATGTTATGCGTCCTCCTCTTCTTCTTCCCATTCAGTCCAATAGCTATCGCCCTCGCCGTCAGCGTAAAGCTCTTCGAATTCGGCCTCTGTCATGGGCAGGCATTCGTCTGAGCAGTAATGCCCACATCCGCCGTTGATGACGTATCCTTCGTTCATGCCAGCGCCACAGGCGGTGCAGGTTCGTGCGTGCGTCATGTTATGCGCCCTCCACGTTTACAAAATAATAACCGTCACCCTTTGCGTTACCGCCTTGGGCAAACGTGCCAGCCCAAACGAATTTAGCAATCAGGGCGTCCGCAGCGCGCTTGTGATTGCCTTGAACGTCTAGCGCATGGTCATAACCGATTGTGACGCTGCCAGCCCATGCTGTCGCCTTGATACGCCCGCCCTTGGTGTTGGTCGCGCCAAGATATTTGGTTTCTATGGCTTGTGTAACGAATGTCATTAGTTTCTCACTCTCTTAATTGGCACTAGCGCCATCCTCGCGGCGGGTTTCCCCGCCGTCCGGTGGTGTTAGCGGCGGTAGAATAAGCCGTCATCCTTGGCCTTGAAAAACCGCTTTCGTGAGCCGTCCGCAAGAAACATTTCCGGCGTATCGGCAATTGTGAATGTGCGATAATGAACGGCCCCATGTCCAAAACGTATCTCAGACATGGTTGGTTGGCGGCGGTAAACAATCTCGCCTTCGCCGCATTGATAAGCGTTATACATATTACTTCCCCTCTCTATCGTTACGGCTGGCAAACGACACGCCAGCCAACATGCAAACAACCCATATCATCGCAAACACGTTGAACGGAATATAGTGTGATAAATCAAAAGACATTGTTACTCTCCTACAAAATCAGTGCACAATAGTGCTTGCGTTACAATAGCCGCTGCGCACTCTTCAGCGCACGCAAAGCCATCGACAAAGGCAAAGCCCATTGCGTCAATGCAAGCGTCA